TCGATTAATTCCATGATTTAAAACCTTGTGTTATATTAATTGAGTCGGTTCCCCCGATCGACAACCTCCTATGGTTTGCCCCCCGAAAGGGGGGCTTTTTTAGCCTAGAACGGTATATCTTCATCCAGCTGCTCAATGCTCATATCGGCCTGCTTTGCAGGTGCTGCTGCCTGACCATCGGTAAAGAACACCTTCACATTACCAAGAATAGGCGTTTGTACCTGTGCCTCGCGTTCTTCTTTGGTGGTTGACTGGCTGATAAAGCCATTGTTTTCATACTGATCTTGCTGCTCAGTATCGACAAAGGTAGTCAGGTCAAGATACGTACCCTTCGCGCCCTTATACAGACGTGACTTGTCAATCTTGGTAACATCAATTCTTACAGATAATCCTACTTTCATTTTAACTTCTCCACTTGGTTTAGTATTTCAGCCACAGCCCCTTGGACTTCGATGGCTAGTTTTGCGATATATTCTTCATCGCGTTCAACCCGCACTAGAACATGCGGCATTTCTGGGTGGTAGGCAAAGAAGTCCCACCAATCACGTTTGGTAATCCACATACAGCCCTGAATCTGCTGCCAGTATTTCTTAACACCGACCTTCGGATCACGTAGATAGCTAACCATAGTCTTAGGGGCTGGGCATTTAATCTCTAGCCCTCCCTGATCCAATATCAAGCCATCAGGCGAACAGCCAAACTCATAGCTAGTATCAAGAATAAAGCCAGTCTCGATAACATCATTGCTAGATATAAACTCATACGCCTCTCTAGCTTCTGGCTCTAGCTCAGTGCCGCGCTGCATCCACTCAGTAACGTGGAACGGCGCAGATTTCCCTCTAAGGCGTTCTGCGATCAACTCATTGACATAGTCATCAGCAGAGGTGCTTGGCTTCCCAGTTAGCGTTATTAGCTTGGAAAACATGCTTGCAGAAGGCTTGCCCAGTCTTGCCGCAAGCCATTCGGGTGAACCCTGCTCATGGTCTAAGATGATCACTTCTTAGCCTCTAGCGCGGCAACAGCGCGGTCATAGTGCATAGCTCTAATTTGATCAACACCCCGAACCTTCAGCCACTTGCAGAATTTATCAACGTCAGCACCGCTCTCATCAATTAATTTCTTGATAGCGATTATTTGGTCGTCAGAGATAATCTTCTTGTCATCACCGCGCAGCATTGCAGACTCTGCATCATCGTCGGCAGTTGGGATTCCTGCGATTGACTGTAAAGCGTACCGTCTTGCGTAGGTTATGGCTGACCCCGAAGCCTGTGGGTCTTTCTTAACTGTAGGCAGGGTGTAATCCATCTCCAACCACTGACCTGAGATGTGCATCAGGCGGGTAGATACACCGACACCGTTGTCATTGCTTACGGGGAATTGCGTATAGCTTAATCCGTTATCAGAAAACGGTTGCTTGATTGCCTTAATAACTGCCGTTAAATCGGCGTAGCTAGATTTAAAGAAAGGGTTGGCACTGTCTTTAACAGCACCCCCCATTTGACCTTGCGCGTTACATAGTGCGCTGGCTAACTCATTGATTGATTCGCTTGATTTCATTGTTGACCTCCTACAGTCTCCAAATTCTATATCCGTTCATTTGCTTTCTAGTTGTTGCATTAATTCCAAGCCCCTGCATCGTTGCATAAAACGACTGACACTTGCTAAATGACTCAAAAAAAATTGAATCTCCAGATTTCATTTTCAATGCAACCTTTTGATTTTCTCCGCACCCTTTACTGCTTTTGTGCGGAACTAACTCGACACCTCTTTCAATTTCCACTTGCACCTCCTATGGTCTGTTCTTTTGCATACTGCTCACCATATCCAACATAGTAAGCCTCTGATTGCCCGTCTAGGGCTTGATAACCCAGAACGCAGTCATACTCACCGCGCTCCAGATCGTTTAGATCGTTTATTCCCATGATTGCCTCCTACCCAAGTTGCAGAAAATATCTTCTGCGGTCATTGATTACAGATTTTTCGATTTCATATTTAGCAGCAATTTCAACAATTTTTCTTAGGGTTAGCTTTCTTTTATCCATAAGCTCAAAAACTGTTCCGTATGTCTCCCACTTATTGAAATTTTTAAATGCTTTGTGTGCGATAGATTCTGATTTAGTCACGATTTATTACCTTGTTTTATTGAATGAGGTGACATTATTGCTCATCTAAACCATAAAGTAAACTGTTTTGTTAATTAATAAGCAAAAAAAAGCCCCAATTAAGGGGCTGCGGACATAAGTTGGCACTTTGTGTCCGTTAGTATGACCAGATAGCAGGGCAGGGGAAACCGTCCTCTTCTGTGCAGGCATCTAGGTGGATAAATCGACCTGATCCTTTTTGCTGTATACCTATTCTCTGTATACCGTGCTTCTGGGCCACTCTAATGATCTCTAAGGCGTTTTCTCCGCTGGCTAGTATATCTACTGCCTTACCGTGCGTATGCGCTCCTTTGACCTCTTTACGGGCCTCTATGGGGTGTTCTGGAGACCTGTAAGCAGAGGACAGTGCAAAGCTAAAACCGCACTCTTCGCGAATAGCGTTTAACGTCTTTAGGAAGTCAAGGTCAAAGCCTTGGTCGCCTGTATGTCGGCAGGCCAATTCTTTTGGCTTAAAATAGTTCTTTTCTTCTTTCTTAGGTGATTTAGCCATTTTACTTTCCTTCTATGTTCTTGGTCTTTTCAAAGCTACGCATGCCTCCAAGCCCTAATAGACCACCAAGTATAGGCATAAGTGTACCACCATCTGCTTGCGGTATCACAACACCGAATCCAGCAGCTATAGGTGATATTAGGTAGTTGACTGCAAGGGCAAGGACGCAGACCCAGCCTGTTGCTGGTCGCCAAGAGGCTTGGAACCAGTTTCCTTTGGCTTCGGCAGTGTTGAGCTTAACCTGTGCCAGTGCAAGTTCCTGTGCATGCTTGTCCGACAAGGTGCTGATTTCGTGCGCGAGTTTGGCCTTTTGATCTTTGTCCTCGATAAATTTATCTAGCAGCCCAGTAACAGGCCCAATGAGTGAAGTGACGATGCTCATAAAATGCCTTTCTCAATAAGAAATAAACCGATGATCAAGGGATATATACCCCATAGCATCATCTCGCTTTTCTTGAATCTTTGTGAGCCTTCCTCTAAACGCCTTTCAATATTCTGGTACCTGACAGCGCACTCTTTCTCGTGGCCTTCTAAACGAATCAGGGCTTCTTTAACAGTGGCCATTATGAGTTCCGTACAAGTATGGCTTCGACAAAAATCGAAACCTCGTTAGTTGAGCTTGAGCTTTTACACTCAAAGTGAAAGTCTGTTTTCTCATCAATCTTAAATGGCACTTGACGATCAAAGCTGACGTTTTGGGAAAATGTTGCTTCTGTTACCCTGAGAGTTCTGCCAGCAGAGTTAGTTGCTACATTCCTAAGATAGAGATACTTATTGCCTGTCACTGTTCCAGAGGTGCAATCAATTCTAAACAGATAGATGCTGTGGCCTGCGGGGACGGTGTAGACAGATGATTGCGTGGTTCCGATAGTAGCGCCTATAAAGGCGTACTTAGTGCCGCCATTGCTAATACTAATGTCACCTGCATTTGAGCCAGCTAGTATTACTGCGCTGTTTATGCGGAAAAATGACGCGCTAGTTGTGACTGCTGATGTGCCTGTAAGAGTAACGGTCTCGCTGATAGCTTCGTAGTTAGCGTCGAGACCATTGATTAGAACTTGCATTGTATCTGATGACGATGTGCTGACCACACTCATAGTAACCGCAGAACTAGGGTAGACGTAGTTACCGCCATCATCCCAAATAGTTTCGTAGGCTGTACCAACTGTGCGGTTAAATCCAAAGATATTTAGGGGCTGACTGTCCCAGATATTACCTTTGGCTATATCGTGCAGAAGGTGCGGGGTTGGTCTAACTTCATCGAACTGATACATCAGCTTGCCTCTTCTTCCTTGAGGCTGCCAGTCAACATAGTGACAAATGCATCTTTGCCTACTGAAAGCTGGTCAAGGTTAAATTGTGTGGACTTGATTTTTCGATCAAGATCAGCGCAATGGTTGACCATCGCCTGCTGCTGTTCAGTTAAATCTTCGTACTGGTATTCAACATCGTCGATAGTTATGGGAGTTGTTTTTTTCTCGCCCATTACTCTTTCCTCTTAGTTGGTTGGTTGAACTGCACATCATATAGATAATAGCGACTTTCGTAAATCATGGCCGCCATAACTATTTACTTAAAAGGCTTACAAAGTAAATGAATGCGTATACTAAAATAGGAATTAACGCGATAGACATCCCTACTATAATAATAAACTGTTTTAATAGTTTTATATTCTCACGTTTCCTAGCTGCCGCTACACGCTCTTTTCTTTCTCTTTCCTTACGACACACTGCTTGGTAGTTTAACCAATCGGAATACATATCAGGACGACCTGCGTATATCATGTAGTCCTTTAGCCAAACCTCTTGCTCTTTAATCTTCTCAAGAGCCATGAAAGCGTCTAGGTCTGACTTACCTTTTTCTGCTACACGTTTAGCTATAGCACTCTTGTTGTCAAAGAATTGAGTAGCCGCTGCCGAACAATCGTATAACTCTTTACCGTTGCTTAGTGCGGTTTTGAGAATACCAAAGGCGGCGTTGGCTGCTGCAATCTCTGCTAACATTTACCAAGGTGTTCCAACACTAATCGCTGGAGCTTTAGACTCTGCAATCTGACTAGCAATGCTTTCTTCAATAGCGTCAGCATCTACGTCAGCCTGTACCCAACCTACTACAGCTTCTTCAGTAAGGTCTGCATAGGGTACATAGCCTTCAGCGTCTGCGTTAGGAGTGAAGCTACAAGTGCCGTAAGAGCTACCTGAGTGTGTTACAGCGTCATCACCAGTGCCAACTACTTCGCTGTCTGATGCTCGCCAATGTGCTACTACAACACCGTCATCAGTGTTGCGTTCTAGTGTTGAGATTGTCCAAGTTACTGCCATTGTTTTATTCCTCTAATTAAATTGCTGCGATTATGAAGGCGAGTAGCTCACTGTAGCGAACACCCATCCTAGTCTTTTCTTCGTTAGTTTCTTCGTCAGTCCACGTAGTGCTGATGAACATTGCGTAGTCACCCGCATCTAAACCTTCAGCTTCAAATGCATCCTGTAAGTCTTGTGCAATGATTCCAAAGTGGATACGAGCATCGTCACCCTTCTCAGCTACTGAGTCTTTCCAACGGAACTTACGCAGCAACCCTTTACAGGCTACAGCGACACGTTGCTCTGCGTCAGAGAGTTCTGCAATGTCCTGCTTTTCATTGCGGTCAGATGTCTGGATAGTGCCGTTGGTGGCGTAGATGTCGTCCCAACGTTTGGTGATGAAACCTAAATCATTTGCGTTGTCGTTTACAGGGTAAAACTGTGTCGTGTCCCAAGCATATTCGTCAGTTCCGTTAATCTGTAGACGGCCACCAGTTGTTCCGCTGATACTCAAATAACCGCCTGCAATAGCACCAATACTACCTACTTCAACACCCGATTTTTCAACTGAAATAACAGGGCCGTCAGTAGTATTTCTGTTGACATATAGCGCCCTATTGCCATCTCTAGAGGCGTGGATAGCTCCTACTCCACCTCGTAAAGATATACCA